ATACATTGTCTGACATTTCTGAATTAGTAAAAACTAAAAGATTATCAGACACACAATTAAATATTTTAAGAGGTCAATTTGGTACTGATGCAGTAAATTATGCTATTTCTGGTGCTGTATTTTTTCCTGGAACAGGGGTATCGACTGGTGGTACAATAAACGTTTTTGATACTTCAGGTATAGATCCTGGGCTATTACAAGCTATTAATAATATAAATGAAGGACAAGCTGCTGCAAAAGATTTATCAAATGCAGAAATAACAAGGCTATTAAACGAACCTTTTTTACAAAATGCTAAAACAAAAGCAGGAAGAGTTAAGTCTATTGCTGATGAAGTAATGGAAGAAATAAATCAAGAATTGGAAGAGGCAGGTGGTATGACTCCTGCCATAATCAATAAACTTAAAAATAGAGATCAAGAAATAAATACTAGAGCTACAGAAATAATTGTAGATTTAGGAATTAATCCAAATGGTCTCGAAGGCAAAGCATTTGCAGAAGGTCTTAAAGTAGGTGGAGCACAAGCAGTAGAAAACTTATTTGGTAAAGATAGACAACCAGGTGAACCAATGTCCTTGCCTGTTGTAGATAAAGATCCTTTACCTTTTGGTTGGAATGAAGCTAAAGCATTTGGTGTAGAGTACGTTGTAGATACAACTGTACAACCACCATCTGGTGGAGGTCCTGGTGGAGGTCCTGGTGGAGATGGCGATCCACCTCCTGGCGATCCACCTCCTGGCGATCCACCTCCTGGAAGTCCTCCTCCTGGTGGAGCACAACAAACAAACACAGATACATACGATTTTTTAAATATTCCTGACGATGCTTTACTTTGGAATGTTGATGGCAATTTATTTATTGTTTATCAAGTCCCTGGAGACAATGGAGAACTGTATGAAGGTAATCCTATATTTTTAGCTTATGATGTACAAGATAATGATTTAGTTGAAGCAGGTGTATTATCTCCAGAAGCACCAGATGCTGTTGCTAACTTTACATTAACTCAAGAACTATTTGATTCAATAGCTGTAGTAACTGGTAACACAGATCAACTTACAAATTTAGTTGAAAATCCTTTTGCTGACTTTGTTGAAACTGTTGGAGAACAAGCACAGATAGCACCATGGATTACTGATAATGAAATGGTAGAGCTTATTGCAGAAGCAGCAATTGAAAATAGAGAAGTTACTGATGCAGAATGGCAAGGAACAAATTGGTGGCAAACACATAGTGAAACAGAAAGAGATTGGTTAATTTTATTTTATGGTGATCCATCAACTGCAGCTCAAACAAAAACTGATGCAGAGATAAGACTTGGAAATGCTTTACAAGCATCAGGTGTATCAAATGCTCCAGAGTCTTTAATAAACTGGATGGCTAGTAAATACGTTACAGGGTCATGGACAGAAAATTATACAAATGAACAGATAACTTTATTTGCTGACCCATACGCACAAGGCAAAAGAGATAAAGATTTTGAAAATTATTTATCTAGCACAGCTCTTACAGGAGTAGATAGAACAACAGAAAAAGAAAGAGAAGTAGAAGAATTATTTAGAACATGGTTAGGACCTACTCTTGGAACAGTTACAGACACAGAGAAAGCAGAGATAGCAGGTAAATTAAGAGATGATCCTGAATATAAAGATACATTAATTAGCTCTTTGAAACAATCAAGACTTGCTGCCTTTAGTGCATATACAAATCCTGAGCTAACGTATGATGACATAGCAAGACCTTGGAGAAACTTAACAACATCTGTGTGGGGACAAACAGCAGACGAAACTCAAGGTTGGTGGCAAGATATGGTTAAATCAAATGATTTCACAACTGCACAAACTACACTAAGAGAAAAAGGTTTAGAAACAAATGTTGCACAAGTTACTAATGATGCAAGTAAAGCACTTACTCAAGCATTGGGTCAAGGCATGATTTCAAATACAGGAGTAAATACATAATGGCAACTTATGCAGAACTTGCAAGAAGTTTATATCCTAACTTTCCATTAGATATATTAAATTTATTTGCTGAAGAATGGGCAAAGTCTGGAGACGCTAATGTTGCTATAGCTAATGTAAGACAAACAAATGCTTATGATGTTGCATTCCCTGGTAATAAGAGACCTGATGGAACTATAAAGTTTGATGAGGTAACTTATTCAGGATTAAAAGAATCTTACATTGGAACACTTGCAGAGTTTGGTATAGCAAGAACGACATCAGAATCTTTATTGACAGATAGACTAACAGGTTTGATAGAAGGTGAAGTATCAGCTAGAGAGTTTGCACAAAGAGTAGGTGCATTTTATGAGGGCATATCTGATAACATACCTGCTGTTCAACAATACTATCAAGATAACTTTGCACTTAATTTATCAACAGAAGCAATATTCTTAGGTGCTTTAGATCCTTCAGTAGGAGAAGATATAATACAAGGAAGAATTACATCTGCACAGATAGGTGGCGTTGCTGCACAAGAAGGATTTAACATATCAGCTACTCAGGCTGACTTACTTAGAAGACAAGGACTTACACAAAGGACAGCAACAGATGCTTTTAGACAAGCAGGTCAAATCCAAGAGTTAGCAGAACAACAAGGAAGAACTGCAGATGTTGTAGAAATAGTTGGAGGTCTTACTGGAGAAGTAGATGAACAACAAAACATTCAAAGAATACTTGGACAACAAGAATCACAATCATCAGTACAAACAGGTGCTGTCAGAAGTAGATCTGGACAATATACAGGATTAGAAGAAATATAAATCTAAACTATACATCTAGATAAATATGTTATAATTACCTTGACCCTGTACTTAGGTCTGGGGGTAAAACTTGACCTAGAACGAATACGGTCTTGATGCCTACTAACAAGACCTGCCAAATAAAAATAGTAGTGTAAATATAGGCAGAGGATACCTGATGACCTCTTGTAAAAAAACATTAGAGAAATGGACAAGTGAATATGACAGAAGAACAAGAGTTAAACTCTGAAGCTGAAGTAAGCGAAGATAAAAACTGGAAAGCTATGAGAGAGGAAAATAAAGCTCTCAAAGAAAAGCTAGAAGTTTTTGAAGCACAAGCCAAAGTTTCTGTATTTAAAGATGCAGGATTAGATACTACACAAGGTATCGGTAAGGCTATAAGCCAAGTGTATACTGGAGACTTAAACGTTGAAGCAATACAAACTTTCGCAGCAGAAGAATACGGAGTAACTGCAGAGGCTGATGTTGGGCAACAAGACGGTATTCGTGAGGAGATTCAAGATAGCCAAACAAGGTTAGCTAACATAAATAAGAACTCAGTAGTTGACAGCTTTAACACTGATGATTTGTTCGAAGCGATCAAAAAATCAGAACAAGAAGGTGATGTTAAAAACTCTATGCGTCTAAAACTTGCAGCAATAGAAGAAGCAAAAAAGAACAGCAAGTAGTAGCTTTTACTTCTTCTAAAAAAAAATAAACAATTTAGACAATTTATAGGAGAAGATTAAAATGGCAGAAATATCGTTAACTAACAGTACGATTTATGCACAAAACATTAATAACTTTGCTGGCGAGTTGTTTAAAGTTGGTGGTCAAAGAACACCTTTACTTTCAGCAGTTGGTGGTTTAAATGGTGGTAAAACATTAAACTCTACATTTTGGCAAGTCCAAGTAGAAGATAATGCAACCATTTCTACAGAACCAACTAAAGGACAAGAAGGTGCGTCACCTACAGAATATCTTGGAAGAGACAGATCTGCATATACTTATGTAACTCAAATTTTCCATAAAGGTGTACAAATGACCTACACAGCTTTAGCATCTACAGGCAATCAAAATCCTTTTGATTTGTCAGCTAATATTGCTAACGCCTCCGATGGAGACGGAACAGTAACAGCAGGCGACAAATTAGGATTATTTGGTGGTAGCCCAGTAAATGATGAATTTGCATTACAGCTAGAAAAAGCTATGGAAAAAGTAGCTAGAGAAGTAGAGTGGTTTGCATTCAACGGTTCTTTCTCAGATGGTGCTAATACCACACCTGGGTCAGGAACTAGAGAAATGTACGGTCTTGACGTATGGATTACCATAGGTAAGAACGCAAGCAACACAGCAGCAGTTAACCCATTAGGTGGTAACTGTTTCTACAATGACACAGCAGGTGATGGTAGTGGTTCAACACAAGTTCTATCTTTCGCAACTATTTCAGGTGCGTTAAAGAGAATGTATGATAACCATGCACCAATGAATCAACCTGTGCTAGCTGTTAGTCCAAAACAATTACTAGACCTTAACAACGAACTTGTTAAAGGTACAGTTGACATAGCAGGAGCAATTATTCCTAGAGATAGGAATGTTGCAGGTATAGATATTGATACAATCGTAACCCCATTCGGTTCAATCGGAATGATGGTTGTTGATCCAGATATCCTACCTGACAATACTGCTTTTATCTTAGACTTAGCTTACATTCAACCAGTGTTCACAAATATCCCTGGATATGGAACAGTGTTTGTTCGTGACATAGATCAAGATGCCAACGCTAGAATTGGAAAAGCAATTTATATGGAGATGGGATTCGAGTTCGGACCTCCTTCATATCACTGCAAAATTCAAGCAGTATCGTAATTTAAGATAAAGAACTTTGGGAGTAGCTCCACCTGCTCCCATTGTTCTGCTATAGTAAGGAAAGTATGATTAAATCAAAACAGGCTTTAATAGACATTTCTGCAGATAACAATAACTCATTAGGAGTTGCTACAGAAGGTATGTTGCTTTGTGGTGTTCAATTCCCTGCAGCCATGACAGGCACAAGTGTAACTTTCGATTTTTCAATGGACAACAGTACTTTTGTTGATGTCAAAGAAACAGATGGAACAGATGTTACTTATACTGTTTCTGCAGGAGATATGGTAAGAGTTGACCCTTCAGGTTGGGCTTTTGCTAGCAATGGATTTATTAGAGTTACATCTAATGGTTCAGAAGCAGCAGACAGAGCAATAATATTACACTTTAGACACAGTTAGGAGCAAACATGGGTATGCTCTTAATGCTCAAAGAAGGTAAAAACGAATTTCGAATAGACATCGATTCTAAGGGAACTGATGAAATAGAATCATCTGTATCTTTGTTTGAAGATGAAGCAGAAAAAAGTGGTGAGTTTACAATGGCTACTTTTGGTATATCTGCATACGCAAAAGAAATAGAGAGGACTGCTTAATGAGTACAACAATTAGAGATTTAGTAGACAGAACTTTTAGAGAATATTTAGAACCTTCTGACGAACTTAATTCATATACAGCAGTAGCCTCAGCTATGACTTCAAGTGCAACAACTTTATCGTTTGATGCTGACCTTCTTACACAAGAAGAAGAAGATGTTATGGATGCAGGAACAATCCTTGAAATAGATCAAGAGTTAATGTATTGCACAGGACTAGATACTGTAAATAACTTTGTTACAGTAGTAAGAGGAGTAAGAGGAACAACTGCAGACTCACATGATATAGGTGCTATTGTAAAGATTGCTCCTTCTTTTACAAGATTAGCTGTATTTAATGCAATAAAAGATCAAATTAATAATTTATTTCCAACGTTGTTTGCAGTAGAAACAAAAGAACTATCAGCTTCTACAGGTTATACATTAATTGGAACACATGATGCTCCAGGAGATTCTAATTATTTAGTATCAATACTAAGTGCTATATCACAATATACAGATTTTGCTTCAGGAAGTGATAGCACAGGAGTTAGTTTTTTACCTGTTACTTGTTCTTTAGTAGAACTGCCTAACCCCTTTACATTTACAGATGCTGATGGAGTATCAAGAACTATCACTTATTCTACAGGACCTAATGTTGTGCATGCTGTACAATTTTCAGGAATAGCACAAGGTCAAACAGCTTTTGTAACATTTAAGAAAAAATTTATAGAACCAACTGCAGAATCTAATTCATTATCTTCAATAGGTTTAGAGCAAGAATACGAACCAATAATTATGGCAGGAGTTGCAGCCCAGATGATGTCAGGAAGAGATATACCTTCTGCAACAACACAATATATTACGGAGCAAATGGCTATATCTGGTTATCCTGTTGGATCAAGTAATAGTATTAGAAACTCTTTGTTACAATATCAACAATTACTTATCAATCAAGCAAGAAAATATCTCAGAGCTAAATATCCTGAATCAGTATCTGTAGATGGTCTGGTTTATGGAATACAGGCATAATGCCAAGAATAGCAACACGAGGAGACGTCTCTAATCCAAAAAGAAAAGGATACGATTTTCGTATTGATGACTTTTTATTTAGAGCTGCTATAGGTCCTAACAGACAGATGAGCATAGAATCATCTGATGTTAGAGGACAAGAAATAGATGTTAGACAAAACGCAGAGGATTTTACAAGAAACTTAGGACGTATTTATTCTCGCAATGATTTTTCTGGTGGTAGTAATTTAGACATAGCACATAGAAGAAATGGTGGAGCAAATGATATAACAAGATTTTGGGATAGTAAAGGTATAGAAGTATTTGGAAAAGATAAAGGGACATCTTATGATTTGCAATTACTTCATACAACACAAATAACATCAGGAACTTCATTTTCTTCTACAGATAATGATAATGCTTTGGTTATTGTTGGAACAGATATTTATATATCTGATGACAATGTGCTGAAAAAATCTACAGATGGAGGAGATACATTTTCTACCGTAACAACAGGTTTAACTTCTGGTTATCATATAAAAGGTTTAGCTGCACATGGAGATTTATTATACATAACTGCAAACAATGGGTCTGCAGGAGAAATAGAGTCCCTTACAAGTGGTGGTACTTCAACACAAAAAATGTCTGCAGCAATATACGATAAAATATTTTCTGTAAAAGGTAAGTTCTTAGTAACAATAGGTAATGCAATACATCAATATGATGGTGATACAACTGTTGGATCAGCAATAGTTACTTTACCTTCAGGTCAAACATTTACTGATGTTGCTGATGTTGGTGCTGTAATATTAGCAACTGCTACTGATGGAAGAATCTATGCAATCAAAGATGTCACAGGAACATTTACTGTTAATGGTCAAACGGAATTATCTTCTAATGAAATACCAACATGTGTTGCTGAAGTTCAAGGAGAAATATTTTATGGAACAAAAGAAGTACAAACTTCTGCATCTAAAGTAATAGGAAGATTATATAGAGCATCTATAACCGTTGCTAATGATTTATATGTATTAGCTAATCAACAACTAATTAAAGAATGGAATATAGATTCTGTAACAGCACAACCTATGTTTCTTTTTACAACCAGGGATTCTGTCTATACAGGTATAAAAGAATCATCTTCTGATTCTTACTTATGGAGATATTATTTACCAAGTGCAGGTATAGCTAGAGATCTTGAGTTTGAAGCAGGAGGATTAATAAAAGGTATAAATAAAATAAATGAAAAGTTAATAGCAATAGTTAGTGAAAGTGGTTTTTATAAAGAAACAGACAATTTTAAAACTGAAGGATATCTAATTTCTGCAGCAGCAGATTTCTTTACAGCAGAAAAAAAACAATTTGTAGAAGCACAAATAGAAACAAGTAACATGGTTTCTGGTACTTCTGCAGAATTACATATATCAGATAATTTAGAAAGTATAAATGACAAAGATGATTCGAATTGGGATTTAGCTTTAAATATTATTTCAGGAGAAGGAACAGTAACAGCACAAACAAACAAAGTATCAAGATATATTGCTATGAAACTTGTTATTAAGTCTGCAGATGCTTCTCAAACACCAAAAGTACAAGCTATTCAAACTCGTGCATTAGCTAGACCAGAACTTGTAGTTGTACAGATACCTGTAAATTTAAGTGACAGAGTAGAAAGACCTTTTAGAAAACCTATTACTGTTAAAAATTTAGGAGAAACTATTTATCAATCTCTTAAAGATAAAGAAGGAAGTTCTGTAACTTTAGAATTGTTTGATCCTGCAGAAGTAATTAGAGGAGTTGTTGAGTCTATACAATATCCTATAACAGGACAGTTAGCAGAAATAGGAAGCGTAACTCAGTATGCTATTATTACAGTAAGAGGGACAAGACAAGAAGTTTATGGTAGTGTTACATCAGGTAATATTTACGCAGTAAATAGTTTTGGAAAAGTAAGATTTGCATAATAAAATAAACAATATGTTTAGATTAAATGTGTATAATGGAGAAGAATGACAGCAAGAGAAACTAATTTAGTAAACGCCTTTGAGACAACATTAGCTGCTCAATTAGCTAGTGGTGGCACAACAATAAATTTAACAGATGACCCTGGTGTTGATGCACCTGTTTATTTAGTAATAGACCCAGATAACGATAGCAACCGAGAAGTTATTTTATGGTCATCAGGAACTAACCATGCAGCAGCAACTGTAACAAGAGACATAGATTCAAAGCATGGCACAGATCCAACACATGCAGCAGGAACACAAGTTAGATTAGCTGTAGTAAAACAACATATTGAAGAAGCACATGATGCTATTCAACAAGGTTTTGTATTAGAAGATGGAGATGGCACAGAAGTTACAATAGCTCCTGCAGTAGCTTCAGGTGTCTATACACAAAGAGAAGTAAAATTTATTGATACTGGTGGTCTTGATATTAATTGGACTGATACAGATGCAGGTACAGATGGAGACCCTTACGATTTAACATTTACATTAGATTTAAACGGATTGACTGCAGCAACAGTTAACATAGCAAATGACAGCATAGCAATTATTGATGCAGACGATTCAAACTTAACTAAGAAAGAATCATTAGCTGATGTTATAGCAGCAATAGATGGAACAGGATTAACAGCAAGTTCAGGTGTATTGTCTGTAGATGCGTCACAAGCTATAACTGCTTTGACAGGTGGGGATCTTACAATATTTGATGACACAAACAATGCAGACGTTTCTCTTAAGTTAGGTACTTCAGCAACAGAAGCATTATCTATAGAAGTATTAAACGGTTCAAGTAATAAAACAGCAGAAGAAATAAAAATATCTACTTCTACTGCTTCAAGTACTGCAAACCACGGTAAGATTTCTATTTATATCGATGACACAGAAATACTAGACATTGATGACGGTGGTATAGATTTAGCCTCAGGTAAGACTGTAGCTATAGACGGAACAGATTTAACAAACCTCACAGCAGGTAACTTAATAGACTTTGATGGTACAGATATTGACGTAGATTTATCTGAAGCGTCAGAAGCTGCACTTGCTAATGGCGATTACATACTTTTTTTAGATGGTGGTGCTACAGGTACTGCTGCTAAAGAAGCTATCGCAGATGTTGCAACATTGTTTGCAGGAACAGGACTTACAGCTACTAACTCAGTTATAGCAGTAGATGCTTCTCAAGCAATTACAGCATTAACTGGTGGCGATTTAACAATATTTGACGATACTAATAACGCTGATGTTTCTCTTAAACTAGGAACATCTGCTACTGAAGCATTATCAATAGAAGTATTAAATGGTAGCTCTAACAAGACTGCTGAAGAAATTAAAATTGCAACATCAACTGCGTCAGGCACAGCTAATCATGGAAAAATTTCTGTATATATTGACGATACCGAAATATTAGATATTGACGATGGAGGAATCGATCTAGCATCAGGTAAAACATTTGCTGTTGATGGCACAGATTTAGTTGCTCATACAGCAGGTGCATTAATAGATTTTGACGGAACTGATATAGATGTTGATCTAACAGAAGCTGCTGAGGCAGCTATAGCTGACGGAGACTATATACTTTTCTTAGACGGTGGTGCAACAGGTACTCAATCAAAAGAAGCCATTGCTGATGTAGCTACACTTTTTGCAGGTGGAGGATTAACAGCAGCTAGTTCAGTTATATCAAACGATGTAATTGGTAAACAATCAATGTGGATTCCTGCAGCAGCTATGTATCCAACACAAACAAACGGTGCAGCAGCAATAACAGGTGCAGATTCAGGTGGAAGTACAGGACCTGATTTATACACATTAGACTTTGACGCATCAACAGAAGAGCATGCACAGTTTTCAGTAGCTATGCCTTCATATTGGAATGAAGGAACAGTCACATATAAAGCCTACTGGACATCAGAAACAACAGACACAGATGGTGTTTCATGGGGATTATCAGGAGTTGCTTTAGCAGATGATGATAGTTTAAATACAGCATTTGGAACTGAAGTAGTTGTAGATGATGCAAATATAGGCACAGCAAAAGAATTACACATAACAGCAGAAAGTGGAGCAGTAACAATAGCAGGATCGCCTGCAGCAGGAGAGTTGTGTTACTTTAATGTAGCTAGAGTTGTTGGAGATTCCAATGACACTGCTGCTGAAGATGCAAAACTTATAGGAATAAAGGTATTCTATACCATAGATGACGTCCACGAGGCATAGACCATGGCAGGACCAACATCATTTGGCTATCAAAATTTAGGATTTGGAGGAGGAACAGCTCCTGCATCTAATTTTGATGTACAATATGTAGTTATTTCAGGTGGTGGTGGTGCTGAAATTGGTGGTGGTGGAGCAGGAGGTGCAGTAGATAATATATCAAGCACAGCTAGTATTCCTGCAGGAGAAACTATTACTGTAACTGTTGGTGGTGCAGGATCAAGACAAAACCCAGGAGGAACATCTTCCGTAGTAAGCACAACATTAGGAACTGTAAGTGTTGTCGGTGGTGGTGGAGGTTCAGGCTCTAACGATAATGCTGACTCAGGTGCGTGTGGTGGTGCAGGTGCAAGAAATAACAACGGTAAATCTGGAAACATCGGTGGTAACGGTGGTAACGGAGGAGGCGTTAATGGTGGTGGAGGTGGTGGAGGCATGACTGCTAATGGTGGAAACGCTGTTGGTGGTGGTGGTGCAGGAACTGCTAACGCAACTTATGGAACATGGGCTACAGATACATCTTCAGGCTCTGGTGGCAGATATGCTGGTGGAGGTGGAGGTGGAGGTCAAAATGGTGGTGCAGGTGGTGGTGCAGGAGGTGGAGGCTCAGGCTCTCAAAATAGTGGAAACGCAGGAACTGCCAACACAGGTGGTGGTGGTGGTGGAGGATGGAACTCCTCAGGAGGTGTTGGAGGTTCAGGCATAGTTCTAATTAGATACACCGAAGGTTTAGGAGAAGCTGCAAGTTCAAATGGTTCTCCTGCTACAAGTACAGGTAATGGTTACAGATACTATAAATTTACTGGTTCTGGAGAGCTTACATTATAATGGCACATTTTGCACAACTTGATGGAGATAACAAAGTAATTAATGTTATTGTCGTAGCTGATGAAGTTATAACAAATTCAGAAGATGAACAAGTAGAACAACTTGGAATAGATTTTTGTAAATCTACGTATGGAAATGATACTAATTGGAAACAAACATCTATTACAGATAGTATGAGAAAAGAGTATGCAGGTATTGGTGGTGTTTATAATGCAACTAAAGATATATTTATTGCACCTCAACCTTATGAAAGTTGGTCATTAGATTCTAACGATGATTGGGTTGCACCTATTACAAAACCTGACGATGGTAATGTATACATGTGGGATGAAGATGCTTATCAAGCAGATAATTCTCAAGGTTGGGTACAATTATAATATAAAAGAAAGGTGGAGAAATGCTTACAGAAGTTAAAATAATAAAAAACTTTTTAAGTCCTACATATCATAAAGAGTTATTAAACAGTTTAGATAGTTTTAATATGCCATGGTTTTTGCAAAAAAACATTTCATTAGAAGAGGATGATAATACATCACATAAAAATTTTGGTTTTAATAGAACATATTACGATGATAATGGATGGCGTGGAGATTACACAGTAGAAATTATGAAACCTGCAGTATATCAAATTATGGATACAGTTGGTGGCGTACAACCATTAAGAGTTAGGGCAGATATGACTATGCAAAGTGATAAAGAACACAAACATGGGATACATATTGATTATCCTACTCCTAATATAACAACAATTTTATACATAAATGATAGTGATGGAGATACGATATTTTATGAAGAAAGAACTTCTGATACAGAAAAAAGATATAAGCCTTCTGATCTAAATGAAATGAAAAGAGTAACACCTGTAGCAAATTCACTTGTAATTTTTGATGGATTTCAATTACACACAGGGTGTTCGCCTATGAAAAATAGTAATAGAATACTTATAAACTCTAACTATTTAGTATGAACATAGAAATTATTCCAAGTCGTGAGGATTACGAACAATTTTTAGAAATGTATCCTCCACAATTAAGTAACAAATTTTTACCTAAATGGTATAAAAATAGTGGTAATAAAAAAGCTAGTCAACATGCACATTTTTTGCATGAGGTAGATTTAACACAACCACCAATAACAATAAAAAGTTGTCCTGCTGTTGTAGATGCTGTAACAGAAGGGATTATTTTACCTTTATGGGGTAACTTAGATTTTACTACTTTAAAAAATGATAAAGGAGAAATAACAGCACAACATTGGGATTTTACAGGCAGACATATTAACGCAGGTGACATATCACAATTTATACAGTTTCATACAAAAAATCAGTTAGAAGGTATGCCTGTACAAGTTTTGTCTAATGACAGTATTTTAAAAATAAATATGCCTTATAAAATAATTGTTCCTGAGGGTTACAATATTTACTACACAGATCCTTTTTATCATTTTAGAAAATGTTTAAGACTATTAAGTGGTGTTGTTGAAGCAGACAAGTGGGGTTATGTTACATTTGTATTTGAAATTTTAGAAGAAGATTTTAGATTAGAAGCAGGAGAACCTTTTGTTCAATGTTTTATATATAAAAGAGATGAAGAAAAATTAAATCTAACTTGTCGTAATGGAACACAAGAAGAATATGAACAAAGCAGAAAAGAACATAGAGAATTATTTATTACCCAAAAAAATTATAAAACAAAAAACAAATGAAACTTGCTATATTAGGTAAAGGTACTGCAGGTGCGTTAGCTTTAAATCACTTTAATTCTTACACTGATTACGAAATAGATCTTTATTACGACAGTAGCATTAAAGAACAAACTGTTGGAGAAGGCACTACATTACACATACCTACTAGATTAAATTACACACTAGGAGTTACCTGGGAAGAAATTAGAAAATTAAATGGTACTGTAAAGACAGGTATTTATTATGATGGTTGGTCCGAAACTAATTATTTCCACAGTTTTTATTTACCTGCAGCGTCTATACACATTGATGCTATAAAATTACAAGAATACTTGCTTGCTAAAAACAAGTGCAATTTAATAAATAAAAATGTAAATATAAATGACGTTGATGCTGATTATGTTATAGATTGTTCAGGCAGACCAACAGATTATTCTGACTATACATTGACTGAAAATATAAATGTTAATGCAGTATGTGTTTTGCACTACAAACCTATTACATATTTTGATTATACATTATGCAAAGCTATGGAACGTGGTTGGATGTTTGGTATACCTTTACAGGACAGAGTATCTTTTGGTTATTTGTACAATACAAATATTTCAAATAAAGATGAAGTGTACAAAGAAATGTTTAAGTATTTAAAAAAAGAAGGTTACAATAATCCAACAAAGAAAAATTTTTTTGAATTTAAAAATTATTACAGAAAAGAAAACTTTGTAGAGGATATTGCTTGTAATGGTAACTCATCTTTTTTTCTTGAACCTTTAGAAGCAACAAGTTTAGCTTTAGTAGATAGAATTAATAGATGGACATGGGATTTATTAAACAATAATATTACACAGCAAGAAGCAAATATGTACTACAAAAATTATATAAAAGAAATAGAAATGATTATTAATTTACATTATTTAAATCCTAAACAAAAAACAAAATTTTGGAATTATGCAAAACAAAATAGTAGTTATATTTTAAATGATCAAATTTACAAAAAAATTGTAGACAATTTAGAAAATGATGAATATTTTTTTGATGACTTTGGTACTTGGAACAAAGATAGTTTTAAGCAAAATTTAAAAGGTTTGAATTTAATATGATATAATTTCTAAATCATGGATTATATTATAGGTTTTATTGTAGGTTATATATGCAAAGAAGTATATACATTACTTAAATATTTAAGTCATTCTGAAACAACTGTAATTGAGCATGATTGGGATGAAGAATGGGATTGGATTTCAAGACCAGAGGATCTGCCATAATGACTATGCCAAACGGATTTACACAGAAAGAAATGCTAGTGATGATATTGGAAGGTCAAAAAGAAATTAATAAACAAATAGATGAATTACATGAAAAGGTTAATACTAAAATTGGAAGGCAAGAGTTGTTTGGGTGGATTGTTGCTGTTGGTGCATTGTCTGCACTTGTCGGCAACCTGATGTGAGGAGCTAAAATGGATTGTTGTGGCAGTTGCAATTGCGAAGGTAAATAATGAGGTGGAGGAAATCTGTAGTTAATAGTGCTACTTAGATTATTACTTGTTTTATTTCTTGTTGTACCAGTTCCAGTATTAGCAGAAGAAGTAGTAGAAACAGAAACATTTGATGGTGGTGATAATGGTGGAGAACAAACTACTGATATTGTAGTACCACCTACAGACAATTCTTTAGTAAAAATAGATAACACTTGGGATTACTACGGTGGTATGGATAATTACCACATGGAATTAGAGTATCAAAAACATGGTGGTACAGCGAATGATTATGAGTTTACATTACCTGTTGATCATGACGTATATGAAGTAGGTTTCACTATAGGTGCTATGAATAATGAAGGAGAAGTTACCTATACACATAATGATGAAACAACACAAACAAATACAATAGATGCACAACAAGGCATGAATATAGCAACTATGTTCGAAGATGTTGTTTATTCTGTACAAGATACAGCTAATAAATTTATAGATAGTTTTGTTATTACTATTAATGACTGGTCTTTACTAGATAATGTAGAAATAAAATATGAAGATACTACTACAACTACAACTTTAAATCCGTTAGATATACAACGCCAGGCAAACTTTGCTTCATACGGTATATCAGAAACAGATGATGAACGTGGTGTAAGAGAAGAACAAGAGGAAGAACAAAAACAAATTGAAATAGCTATTGTTCAAGAAGCTAAAGAAATGTCAGACAACATGGCAGAAACTGGTTACAACGAAACCGACCAGGAGCGAGAAGAAAGAGAAGCATTAACTAATGTTGTTATTGTTGTTGGAGATGAGGAAGTTACCTATACTGAAAAAGAACAAAATGATGGAACTATTGAAAGAGATCAGGAGCGTGCAGCTAACGAAGAGCTATACGGGGTTGCACTTACAAACGAACAAATTGAAAGAGGAGATTTAGAACTATATGATATTGAAGAAGAAATTGGAGAAGAGTTTTTTGATGATGATATTGTACTTATTGAGTTGGAAGATGAATATTATGATGAAGAATATGTTGAGCTTACTGAAGAAGAAGTTGAAGAACTTGAACGAGAGATGGAAAGAGATGTTAAAAAACTTGAGTATGAAGAAGATATTGAGTTCTTGCAGTTTGAATCTGAAGAAGAAATGGATGAATACATAGACACAATAATCGAAGTAGAAGAATATTTAGAGGAGTTAGAAGAATTTGAGTTTGTAATTATAGAAGATATAGAAGAGATAGAAATAGATATGATAGACTTTTATATAGAAACAGAGTTGTTTCCTCCTACTGAAGAAGAAATCCAAGCAGATTTAGAGGAAGTACAGGATCAGATAAGAGAAGAAAAAGAAGATGAGTTGGACGAAGAGATACTTAGAGATGACACAAAGAGAGAAGATGAACTTCAAGATGAAGACATTTTTGTTGAGTCAATACAAGAAGATGTCGAAGAAGAAGTAGAAATCTTTGAGTTTTTTAAGGACGAAGAAGTTATAGAGCTTACTGAAGAAGAACTAGAAGAAGAAGTTGCAGAGATAGAAGAAGTTATAGAAGATATTATTGTAATAGATATACCTGAAGTAACAGAAGAAGAGTTAGAAGAATACACAGAAGAGGAGATAATTGAGTATGAAGAAGCTAAAGAAGAAGCAATACAAGAGTATGTACAAGAACTTGAAACCGAAGAAGTAATAGAGGTTATAGAAGAAGTTAATGACATAGGTGTACAGAACCTAGAGCAAGTATCAGAGGAAGTACAAGAAATAGTACAGGCTGTAGTAGAGGAGGCTATAGATGATATCGAAATACTTACTGAAGAGCAAGTTGAAGTTGTCGCTGAAGTATTACAAGTACAAGCTGATGACGTTGAGATTATTGCTGAAGCAGTACAAGAAGACGAAGTAGTAGCAGAAGCTGTAGAAGAATACGTTGAGAGAGCTGTAGAGAATGCTGATGTAGAAAACTATACACTTGCTGACGTTGTTACAGAAGTGCAGTATGAGAACTTCTTAGAAAATCCTATAGAGACTTTTGTTGATTTAGATTTTGAAGATATCACAATAGGCAGCATTGGAGATGACATGACACAAGATCAAAAAGAAAAAGCACAAGAGGTGGTAGTGCCAGTTATTTTGACTAGAATAGCTAGTATGGCTGCGTTTGTATTTAGGAAACAAATATGATAAATAAATTATGGAACTGGTTTGTCCAGGCAATAAAAGAAACTTTAAACCTTAGTTGGACTTTAGTAGGTTTAATTATAGCCACCCTGACACTTACAGGATCTGCACAGCAGGTCACTGGCTTAGCCACTGTAATTACACTAGGTGTTTGGTTACTGACCATAGGTTTTAGAAAGGAATAACAATGAAGTTAGATGTAGTGAGAACTCAGTTCGGTGCTGATGCGACAAATAGTTTGCTATTTATAGATGGGGAATTTGAATGCTATGGACTCGAAGATGAAATTAGAGATGTTAAGGTGTACGCAGAAAGTGCTATACCTTTAGGGGAATACGAAATAAAATTTAGAACTGTTGGAGGATTCCATACACGCACTAAGGCAAGGTATGATTCTAAGTATGGAGAAGGTTGGCATCTCGGTATGTTAGAACTACAAGATGTACCTAACTTTGAATTTATTTTGGTGCATAGTGGGAATACAGATGAGAGTACGGCAGGTTGTTATTTGGTTGGAAACACACAACAAGACTTAGATGTAAGTAAAGACGGTTTTATCGGATCAAGTAGAGTAGCTTATGAAAAAATGTATCCTAAAGTTAGAGATGCTTTAGTTGCAGGAGAGAAAGTAACTATAAAATATTCTAATATAAACCTTAATGAAATCATAGAAGAAGTAGTTTCTGAAGGAATAGACAATAAATCAGGTCCTACATACATGAATCCTGCTGATGTACAAGAAAAATTACAAGAGATAAGTGGAGAGATTCAAGTTTTGACTGCTATGCTTAAGGGTAGATTAATAAACTAGGAGATTATAAATGAGTGCAGACCTTAAAGACATGCTAGAACGTACAGGATGGACATTTATCGAAGCCTTCATTGGAGCATTAACAGTAGCTCCCTTGGTTGGTGTTGACGCAGAAGTGATCCAACTTGCTGCTCTTGCAGGTGGTGGTGCAGCTTTAGCAGTAGTTAAGACCTATGCTAAAAAACAAATCGGTGGAAACTCAGCATCAGTTAGCAAATAATTTAATTAAATACACAATTTCTTCGTAAACCCCTATAGACTGTGGTTAACAGGGCTAAAGGAGGTTTTATGCCTAAGAAAAAAAAACTATCCTCAGAAGAGTTAGGTAATAACTTTTACAAATCAGGATGGCAACCAGGTTATGAAATAGATAATGTAACTGGTTTAGGAGAAATCACACATGTTGGAAACGACCCCAACTATCAATCAAAGTATGATGAGATACTAAAAGAATGGGGTTTTGATCCCAATCTTTATGAAATAGACGGTCAAGTTCGTGCATCTAGTTGGCAGACCCAACTGAAAGGGGGACAAGTAGAGACTTTCTATGCGTTTAAAGGACTTGTTCGTAAGAAAAAACCAGGACATGACAAGTATTTCAAACAATTACTCAGTAAAGCTAGTAAGAAAGTACCAGTAAAGAAGTATGACAAAGGTGGAGACACAGCTTTTATGTTCTTTTGTAGTGATTGGCAACTTGGAAAGAAAGATTATGGTGTTGAAAACACTATAAAGAGATACGATATAGCTTTACAAGATGCAGTACAAAGAATAAAAGAGTTACGCAAAACTAATGTAGAGATAGATGAAATCTATATAGTTGGCATGGGTGATCTTACAGAAAATTGTTATGGGTTCTACGATTCACAACCCTTCAATATTGAGCTCACACTTGTAGAACAGTATGCTCTAGCAAGAAGTATGCTTATGAAAACAATAGATACATTCTTACCGTTAGTAAAACGTATTGTTCTTTGTGGAGTGCCAGGAAATCATGGCGAAACTTCTCGTTCAGGCAAAGGTCAAGTAACAACTACACGTTTAGACAACTCAGATACTATGCACATGGAAATATGTAGAGAGATTATGTCTGCTAATCCTGAAAGGTATGGGCATGTAGAAGTAAATATACCTGATGGTTTTCATCAAAACATAACCGTCAAAGGAAAGACCGTAGCCATGAGCCATGGACACATGAGCTCTGGCTCTGGCAACGCAGAAGCTAAGATAGAAAATTGGTGGAAGGGTCAGATGTATGGCTTCTTACCACCAGGAGACGCTGAGATTCTTGTGACTGCACACTATCATCACTTTCGTAGTAAGCAACAAGGAGATAGGACTTGGTTTCAATGTCCTTCATTAGATAAGAGCATAGACTTTACTGCTAGGACAGGTATGTGGTCTCACCCTGGAGTACTTACCTTTACAATTAGTAACAAAGGTTGGGATAACTTAAAAATATTGTAGTTTGTATGGTACATTGTGCCACTCTGCCTACACATGCCTGTCTGAGGGCAACCTCGCAGGTCTATAAGGTCAATGTTTATAGGGTTTCTAAAGAACCGAAGCCAAAGAAAGCAGATTTAGTTTGCTTCTTTAATATGTTTTTATCTAGTACAAATAGATCAGATTGATACCTGTCTAGTACTTTAGGTTTACCTACACCTGCAATTTTATATTTATGATTAGGTAGTTTAACTACCATAGCTTGTGGGTAATAGTTTTTTCTATACACTATTGGGAACTTACCCTGCTCAGTTGACTTAACTCCACCTCTGATACCTGCTTTTTCCATGTCAGGTACGTTGTAGTTTCTTGATCCACCTATTGTGTAATCTACAAATTGTATTCCTAAATACTTTTCAATGGCTACTTCCGAACATATACCACCAAAAAATCTTTTCTGTATAGATAATCCATCTATTTCGTATTGAGCTTCCTGTTGTTTTGCTTTTACTATTATCTCTGAGAACTCTCTTACTCTTTTAATATCTATGTCATCTAACTTAACAATAGGCTTGTATTTTAAATGTGGTTCTATAAGATACTTGTAACCTTTATTAATTAATAACATCTAAATTGTACATTGTATATTTAAGTGTGAGTTCTTCGCCTGGATCAATATCTTTTACAGTAGTCAAATACTTGTATCCGTTTATCTTGACAGTCTTACAGTTAGGTTTCTTGTTGTGATTAACAAAACCACCAAGAGGAGTTCTAATATATCTGTTGGGAAATCTACTATCTTCTACGTGAGATATACCTAGACTATGTCCTTTGCTTATCTTTGTAACACAAAATAAACCTAGCCCTTCTATATCCGATACTCTAATTGTTACGCAATCAGGTAAAGGTTTATAGTGCATTCTTTAGTTTATTTATCCAATCGCTACAAGTTACTTTACTTGTGTTGTCTGAGTTAAGGTATTGTTTTGCCTCTGACGCAAGGCTATCAAGTCCTTTATCAATTGCTTGTGTTATTAGCTTTTCTAAAAAACCTCTTTGAGGTTCTGTCATTGGTTCTTCTTCTCTTCCTTTTTTCCAGTCATCGTTTGTAAAGTCCACGTCTTTCTCCTTTTCTGTTATGTCTTTTACTTCACTTAAGTTTTCTATAATCCTGTTTACTACTGGTTCATTGCCTCTTCTTTCTTCAAAAGTGTCGGCATGTTTTGTAATATATTCATCAACTAGATCTAAGAATATTACTATGTCATTATCGTCCCATTGTTCAAGAGATTGTTTGTTTATTTTAATTACTGTCCTATTAAAACAATCGTTGTAACATTTTTTAGCAAAATCCTTATCTTCTTTGCAACTTACAAATACCATATCTTTCAATGAGTTCTCAGTAATTCTTGGTTTAGAAGGGGATGTCCCAGTCTCTTGTGTTACTTTGTTTTTTTTTACAGGTGGAGTGACCGTTGTAGTTTTATTAGCGTAGTGTTCTTCTTCAGTTACTTCGCCTGTCCACAAGTGTAACCCAATACCATGACGCATTGCACCACGTTTAAGTGCGTCTGACATACATAGCTTTAATAGTTCTCCCTCTGTATTGTTGTTGGCTACGTCTATATTATCAACGTCTCCTACCTCGTCATGTGATACACCAAACAATGTAAAAGTAGTTACTGCTCCTCGTACTCTGCCTTCACTGTCCCTAACAACCTCTTTTAATGTGTGAGACCACTCTCCATAAGCTTGATCATTTAGTCTTTTAGTAACTAAATGGTGTGGTACATAATTACCAAATTTACCTTTTGGTGGTGGCTTTACTTCGTCTTTACCGAATGGTTTAGTTAGTTTCTTTTGTGTTTCTTTATCCATTTTCTTTATCCTCGTTTATTAATTTGTAGACACGTTGCCTACTAAGATTAGTAATTTTACTAACCTGTATTACTGAAAGACCTTCTTCCAGTAATCTTTTTATTAGTCTAGTCCTGTCGTCTGACAGTTTTTGTAGCTCACTTCTTTTAGTTTCAATTAATAAATTGTTAAAGTTTAATTCGTCTATCAACTTATTCATTTACAAAACCATTGAAGTTATCGTCACTATCCCACATATCAGAAGGTTCATTTAGTTTTATAAATTCAAACTTCATTGTTTCTACAAGTTTAGTAAGTCTTAATATATCGTCTAACATTGCTAATGTAGTAAACAACGTTGCTACTACTAGCAATGATAAGACTGAACCACCGACAATAATTGCTAAATCCATTATTCCTCTTCTTTAAAAGCTTCGTTTAGTATTGTGTCAGGGTTGTCTGCAACGTATTGACCCTTCTCGTTTCTTGCTCTTACAAGATCACCATCTTCGTCTTCTTCTATTGTTTGTATTACAACAGGTATGTTTGCAGTTAAAGTTGTAAGTATTATTTGATTACCTACTCTTATTGCTGAAGCTTTGAATACTTGACTATCGTCTATCTTTAGTTGTAATAATTCTTCAACTAAGCTTTCTACTGTTTTTTCTTCCATTATATTTTATCCTTTTCTATAAGCCACCAAGCAAAATAATTTACACCAATAACAATTCCAATTATTAAAATGGTATCGATCATTCTTCTTCTAGGCTTTCTCTTACTTCATTCATAGTTTGCATGTTAAAATTAAAATCAACTACAAACTGTTCAATTAATTTATCAATCGTATGAACATCATATTTATTTAATTTGATACTTGTTTGTTGAACCTCTTGTCCACCACAAGCGTTAGCTAAATTGATAGCCCATTTTTTTAGTGCCTTAGGCTCACTAAATAAATTAGCCATAACGTTCTCCTTTTCTGTATTGTTTCCTACCTATACAACAACAGTAGAAGATTGAGTGAACTTAACAACATATCGTCCTGCAACGTCCTTAAGTTGTCTGATCCTCTTGTTTGCTTCAACAAGACTGTCAAACTCCCACATCATTTCTTCATTGCTGTATATATCAATAGCTGTAACTATATACATCATATTCATAATGTTATCACACATTTACAATTAATGACAACAATCATTGTATTTCCTTTTCTTCCCTGTCTGCTAGGTATTCGTCTGTAAGCATGTCCATTACTAAGTTAGGATCAGCTTTATAATCTTTGTTATTAAACACAATCCAATACTCTCTTTTCATATTGTTCTTATGCCGTTCCTAATATTTTTAAGAAGTTGTGTAGCCTGTACTAGCTTTTTGTAGTCCTCACTATCCTCACTCTTGTTCTCAAGTGTCCAACTTACTATGTCTTTATACTCTTTATCCGTTATGAATTTCATTGTGTTCCTTTCTATATCTAATTCTTCGTCTAAATCGTCTAATATAACTTCGTCAAATATCATAGTTCATTACCCCAACTGTCCCACCCTTCAACAGATTGCCTAGCAAATAGTTCTATGCGTGGTAAATCACCTGCTAATTCAATAATTTTGTTTCTTACTATCTCAGGTTTCTTTGAATGTTCCTGCACTGGTTCTTCAATAATGCTATGAACACTAGCACTAACTCTCTTTGGTTTACCTTTGACTGCAAGTAAACAAACCTCTGCATTTGATCTAGTCCACCTTCCCATACCCCAAAAATTTGTATCAGTAGATACTTTGTTTTTCTTTACCCAAGTAAAAGCATTTGTTTTATATGTAAATCCCCATGCCTTTATTACTTCTTCTGTCTCAAATATTTTTGGGAAAGTAGTCCACATAAATAGTATTGCATTTTCTTCTGTAATATCTTTAATAGGTAGTCTTGCAATATCTTCTATTGACATTGTCTCGTAGTATCTTAATGCTCCTCCTCTATGTTTAGAGGGATCATCATAACTCCAAGGTGGATCAGCATATATAATGTTGTATTTTTTATTAGGTAGTTTCATTTGTTCCTTTCTTAATTTTTCTACACCTGCCTACACAATCCTAATATAATTCCTATTACTTAAATTAGTTATGTACTATACTTAGATTAAGATCATCTTTATTCATATAAAAATGACCTTTCTTTATTCAATAATAACCACTAGCAATAGTGGTTATTATTTAGAATGGTTTATCTTCTCTAGGAATGTCCATACTTCCTTCATAAGCCATGTCATATAGTATCTCTGCATTCCTTAGCTCTTTGTATAAAGAGTTTAAGTATGCTCTTTGTTGCCGTAATAAGAACCTCTGCTCATTGTGTCTAGCATATCTTATATCACTCCAACTAGATTTTTTCTGTTGTGATATTCTTTCTAGTTCTTTATCTATTTCTTTTATCAAATGATCTAACATTTCGTCTGCCGTAACTTCGCCCATGCCGAATACATTTTTTTTATTTGGTGTCATTCTTCCTCCTCTACATAAATATCTAAACTTTCCCCAGTTACTTCGCCTAAACCTATGGCGTGTATCTGCAATCTTTGATATTCTTTTTCGTGGTCTTTAGGCATTAAGTAAATGTTTACATTCTTATTACCACTTACATACTGGATAGCGTCAATCAGTTCTTCTACCTTCCATTGTTCTGTACTTTGTATCATTCCTCCTCCTCGTGATCGTCTTTCCATATAACTACTAGACCTCCTAATTCATATTCAGCTATATCATTATCATTTAGTTCCTCTTTGGAATATGTGCTTGTATAACCCCAATTAGTATGTCCGTAATTATCTCTACAATATTCGTCTAAATATTCTGTTGCGTCTCTACCCATTATTCCTCCTATTCTTTCCAATTATATTTTTTAGCTAATTCAAATAAGCTAACAAATATATGGTGTTTATCTTCTTGTTCTATGTGTAGTTCCAAATCACTATCTATAAATAAATAGTTATTACTTTCTTCCCCAAACATAGACATATAGTCCTCTTTGTATGCGTCATAATATTTATTTAACATATCTAATATATCTTGTTTCATTATTCCTCCTCCTTAAGATCGCCTGTCATTTCATACCAAACTCCACCGTCTTCTACTTCGTCCTCATACCATTTTCCATATTGGAATTTATCTTCTTCACCATTAGACCAACTCTCATGTGCCTCCTCAAAAGTCTTAGCACCTTTGATACCTAGCCTATATGTTTCAGTTACAACTAATGTATAACCTACTTCTTTTTGTTTATTCATACTTTCCTTCGTCTTCCCCAAACATATCTTCCCAACATTTACCATGTGTTCCTGATATTAATTGTTCTTTTTCTTCTACCTGTAAAGATTTAACTGCGTCTTGAATAAATGCACCCTGTCTTAATTCAAATAATTCTCTAGGGAGAATTTCAACTGTTCCACCTCGTCCACAATGGAAACACAAACCTGTGTCCATTAAATAGGTAAATTCACGAGTTGCCTCGTTATATATTTTTTCAATTACTTTCATACTTTCCTTTCTAATCTATGTTTATTGGGTAATGACAATGCGAACAAAAATATACTTCTTCTAATACATTCTCAGTACCAACAAACTTGATCTGATCTCCACAACATAGGCAATTAATACTTAAACCTTCTAGCCTATTTGTTTTAACAACATGTTCAAAGAATAATATATTACTCATTACCACCCCTCTAATGTGTCAATATCTTCTAACTTTATCTTGTAATTATTAGCAACTTTCTTTAATAATATTTTTGTATAGTATCGCTGATCGCTGTTCATATCATTCACAAACGCTTGACAAAATAAATATTCTATTGCCTCTAAACAATCGTCTTTACTAACTTCGTTTATTTGTTTACTCATTGTCTAACTCTCTTGTGATAATGTCAAAGACCTGTTCTCTTACAAAGCTATCAATATTGTAAAAGCTGTAATAGTATTTCTTGTTATCAATACCTCTTAACCTTTCAATATCTAATACTTTTATAATTGTTTCTAGTATCTTGTCTTGTGTGAAACCTTCATACTCTTTATAAAACTCTTGTATGTAAGCAACACCTTCAATCAATGAAAGCAGATCGCCTTCTACTTTGAAATCGTAACTCGATTTTATTTCAATCTTACCCATTTGTAATAAGACTTTCTTTTTCTAAAGCAGATATTAAATCTTCTTTATCATATTCATAACTATCTACAAAGACTTTTGGTAAGCCTGACTTATCTAATTCACTAACAATATGATAAGTATATTCTTCCCAATGGTCTGTATCACTTGCAACAATACCAACACTCAAAAAGTCAAGTGGGTTGTCCTTCCAATCACTTGCAAATTTCATAGCTAAATCAACTACAAATTTACTAGCTAGGTATGGACTATCTTCAAAGCGATTATCCATTTCAGTATCTCTTAAGGTTTGTAGAAACTCAAGCAAGTCAAGTCCTCCACCTTCTAAATAGTTATCCCAATGTCTGTAAATTACAGCATTAGGTTTTTCTTTTTCCAACATTTCTACACTATCGTAGAATTTATATAGCCCTCTTGTAGCCATAATAACCTTCTTTCTTTATCTTGATTACATGGTAACAGAAGTTTACATATATGTAAAGTATTGTTGTTTCTTTCTACACTAGCCTACACCGTAGTTTCGTGTGATCGATCATAAAGCAGATCGATCATAAAATTGTATAAAAAAAACCCTCAACTCTAAGGGTAAAGTCGAGGGCTTTTTTCGGTTAGTTGGTGTTTAAGTATCTAAACCGATTGATTTTCTAAAGTTTTTAAACACATGATTAAAGGGTGATTCTTTACCTAAAAAAAAGTAAACAACCAACCAACAACACAAAGCTAGTTTAAATAACATTAGCTAACCTCTTTTTGTTTTTTATTATATTCTTCTAATTGTTGAGCTAGTTTTTTATATCTTTCCTCCGTAGTTCCAACAGGGTTTCCGAATATATCCTCCCACTCAACCTTATTTATATCTATATTCATTCTCTAACCTCTTTCTTTAATGGTGACTAAGCACCTCACAAGCACCGTTTAAAGTGCTTGTAAGCTGTTTATTCTTCTTCAGGTTCTTGACCTTCGAGAATTTCTTCCATTGCTTGACCTACTAATCTATGATATAAATCATATAAATTGCCCTGTAATATATCGAAGGGTGAAGGGTTTTCTAAACCGTAACTAAAATCAGAAACATTTAACCATACTTCAGACCATTCCTCACCAACTAAAGCAAAGCATTTTTCGATTAACTGATAATAATAAACTGGAATAAAACTATCAACAATTTCATTAAAATCAGAATCTTCAAAACTTGCCCTCAGTTCTTCGATTGTATAACTAGCGATCAGATCGCTCTTTATATCTTCGATTAAATCGTAACTAGATAACTCTTTAATTTCTTTCATTAATTCACCTCCCTTAGTTTTCTTTGGAGTTGGTACTCCATTTAGATTCCTTAACTGTTCTTCTTCAGTTATATTTAATCTTGGCACTTTGCCTCCCTTAGTCCCAAAATAATTTGCCGTCTTGTACAAAGTGAGAACCGTCCTCGGTCTTGTGTGTGTAGTGTTCCTCGTCTATCTCGGAAAGTTCTTCTGCTTTTCCGTGGTCTTCCGTCACACTCCAACCACATTCATTAAGTCTTACCGTGTGCATATTCTCACCACCATTTGAGGTGTATTCTGTAATATATTCTTCAGCCTCGCTCTCACTATCAGCGAGAACATAAGCCTCGCTCTCTTGTGTATAAGTTAATTTATATATATTCATTAACTCACCTCCCTTTTTAGGTTTTTAACATTTCCTAGTATTTCTTCTAAGTCCATAATTTGAATATTTTGACTTGCCTCAAATTGTCTTAATCTTCTTTTATGGTCTCTCTTTGTACTTTCGATTTTAAATTCAATAAGTTTAATTATTGTATCTAAGTAATTATCCATTAACTAACCTCCCTTTGTATGTTTTTATATTGTGCTTGTACTTCTTCCGAAAGTTTATAGACTCCCTTAGAGACTCTAACCATTCTTCCTTTGAGTGTGCTTTGCCCTGTAATTCTTCTTACATTATGAGTAATAATATTCAACTCACTTGCAATAGTTTTATTATCGGCAACGCCAACTTTATTCAAGTAGTTTTCTACTTGTTGTGTTTGTGTCAATTTCATATTAACTAACCTACTTTCTTTATTCATAATTTAACAATAGCAGTTTACAAATCTTATGCACTAGATTTTATAAATAATTATCTAGCAACGTTAACCCTCCCAGTAGTGTTTCAAAAAAGGTACAGGGTGTTTTATTTAGGTATCATAACGGCACAAATGCACAAGATTATTTATATATTTTGTATGCAAATAAATCTATATGTAAAGTATAGATATAGATTATATGCAGGTAAACAGGCAGGGTTTAACCTGATCCCCACCATATTTTTATATGAGACCTTTAAAAAATAACTGTTAATTTTGTACTAAATATACACAATATGTAGTAGGTACAAATACAGTAAGTACAATGTATTGTGTAGTACCGATTCACTGGCTGTTGAAGCGTAGCGAGCCTATATGCTGTAAAAGCTATTTTTGTTTAATTTTTATTGTTCCAAGATCCTTGAGTATTAGGTTTGTGTTTCTGCTTTATACTTTTGTAAGTATTCCTAACTTTCTGCCCCTCGATGGCAACTTTACTTGTAACAATGTACTTAATAAAAATATTTGTTAGGACATACTATAGCAGGTCGTTAATGAATGTGTAGTATTAATATTGAGGGTTGCGTATGGCTAGGAGTTTCCTCCTTTCGCCTAGTTACCTCTACGTAGCCCTCAGGTTTCTACTTGATTGTTTGTAAACTATGGTATACTTATGACTCAATACAATCCCTTGTATTAGTACTTAATAATGGTAGGGCGTCTTAGACCAAGGATGTTGGAACTAGCAATAGCAACAACATCCTCCTACCTAATAAAAAAATTTTTTTTACACACTTAATTTACGGATCTATATATATTGTAAGTACACAACAATTAACAAGCATAGAACCCTGTCGCTGCCCTGCCAGGGTTTTGTGTTATACTGAGAAAAAATAATATAGGAGTTTTTATGTACGGAAAAATGTATAGTAAGCCAAAGAAAAAAGGCAAAAAAAGAAAAAAGAGAATGTAATGCCACACGGTGGACCAACTCCAGATAGAGTAAAATCAACTATGAAACGCCTGGGTCTTGAAGGTGTAAACAAACCTAAGAGACAAAAGTCAGGTGGTAAATCGCATGTTGTTATGGCTCACTATGGCACAGAATATAAATTAATAAGATTTGGACAAGCAGGTGTGACTACTGCAGGAAAGAAACAAGATGCTAGATCAAAAGCTAGAAGAAAATCTTTTAAGGCTAGGCATGCAAAAAATATTGCAAAAGGTCCTAGTTCTGCAGCATACTGGGCAAATAAGGTAAAGTGGTAATATGCCAAAAGGTAAAAAAGGTTATTCAGCCAAACAAAAAAAGATAGCTAGATTAGCTCCACCATTTGATAAGTTGACTGGTGCAGATTTTAAAAAGCTACGTAAAAGCAAAAAGTTATGAAAGTTAAAGGTGTAGATGTTTCTAAGTTGACCAAGAGTCAACAGAATGCTATGAAAAAACATTCTAAGCATCATACAAAAAAACACATGCAATACATGTATAACTCTATGAGAAGAGGTAGCTCTTTTAATAAAGCACATGTCAATGCACAAAAGAAAGTAGGAAAGTAATGGCAAAGAAACCTAAAAGAAAACCAATTAATGCACAGACAAAAAAAACATTACAAGCTAAAGCTGCAAAATCTAAATACACTTATGGTCAATTAGCACAAGTGTACAGAAGAGGTCAAGGTGCATATTTGTCGTCAGGATCTAAATCAGCTTCTATGGCTGCTTGGGCTATGGGAAGAGTAAATAGTTTTATTCGTGGTGGACACTCTCAAGACAATGATATTAAAAAGAAAAAATGAGAAAAGTTCCATACGAAAAAGGTGTTCCTAAAAAATATTTAGAAAACAAAAAAAATTCAAGATCATCTGTTGCTCGTGAAATAAAACGAACTTCTAAAGCATATAAAGAAGGTAGATATATAGATTTAAAAGCAGTACAGAAATCAAGAGCAGTAAAAAGAAAGAAGAAAAAGTAATGGCACAAGTAAGTTGGATGTGGGGTGGCAAAAGATACTACGGTACTTTAATACGTGAAACCAAGACTCACAAGTTTGCTAGAACTAAAAATGGTAAAATAAAAAAAATTAAAAAATAGTTTTGATTATACAATGTCCTCGCTGTGGTGGAGATTTACTACCAAGTGATGATATGAAATGTACAAACAAAGATTGCAAGAATTATGGAAAAAAATAAACTGTGTTACGCAGCAGGATGTCACAGACCTTTACCAAAAGGTCGCTCTAAGTTTTGCAGTGATCGTTGTTCTAATCGTATAAATCAACAAAAGAAAAGGGCAAGACGTCAAAATAAAGAGTGGTCACAAGAAGATGACATTTTAAATATTCCTAGTCAAAAAAAGAATGTATCGTCTAGACGTGGACAAGTTTATGATGACATTAAAGAATCTGGACTTGCACTTGAGATTTATGAAAAAACAAACACTATTGCAGGTGTAGCAAAAATATTAGGAACTACAGATGCTGCAGTATCTATGGCATACCAGGCATATTTAGAAGATGTAAGTATAGCTAATGAACAAAAAAATTGGTCAGTACCTCAAGTTGCTGAAAAAACATTAGAGGACTTTGATAAATTTAGAGCAAGATATTTTAGAACAGAACAAGGCATACCGTATGAAACACCAGAGTTTCATGTCAAGTGGATAGAACAGATTATGAATACCATAGAAAATGGTGGTCAAAGAATGATATTATCACCACCTCGTCATGGTAAAACAGATTTGCTTATACATTTTGTTATTTGGTTGATATGCAAAAATCCTAACATAAGAATTTTATGGGTAGGTGGTAACGAAGATATATCTAAAAATGCTATGGGTTCTGTATTAGATCAATTAGAGTTTAACGAATTACTTATAGAAGAAATATGTGGACCTGGAATAAAATTTAAACCTAAAACAAAATCAGCTAAGTCTTGGTCACAAAGTGGTTTTACTGTTGGTACGAGAACGGTTACTGGTATCAAGAGTCCGACCATGGTAGGTATAGGTCGTGGTGGTAAGATTCTATCAAGAGACTGTGACATAATTATTGCAGATGACATTGAGGATCATAGTTCTACTATGCAACCTGCATCAAGAGAAAACACAAGAAACTGGTGGACTACAACATTATCAAGTCGTAAAGAGGAACATACTGCAATGATTGTTATAGGTTCAAGACAACACTATGACGATTTATATTCTCATTTACTAGACAATGAATCTTGGGAAACAACTGTAGAAGAAGCTCACGATACTGCATGTACTAAAACTGATTGGAATGAAGAAGATCATAAAGATTGTATGTTATGGAGTAGTAAGAGATCTTACAAATGGTTAATGGATAGAAAACGTGCAGCAGAGACAACAGGTGGTAGAGCTATATACGAAATGGTCTATCTTAATGTTGCAATGCCAGAAGGCTTAAGTTTATTTAGTAGAGAAGAAATTGAAGCATGTCGAGACCAGAAGAGGGACATAGGGCAGATACCTAGAGGCACACGCCTTATTGCAGGACTTGACCCTGCCTCTACTGGTTATCAAGCTGCTTTTCTTTGGGCTTATGGTCCTGCAGACGGAATTATGTACATGGTAGATATGCACAATAATTTAGGTGGTGGTATTCCAGAAGCTCTTAGTGTGATAAAAGATTGGTGGCAAAAATATAATTGTTCACACTGGGTTATAGAAGAAAACGGATTTCAAAAAGCTATACGACAAGATAAATCTATACGTGATTTTGCCTCACAACATGGTATATTTTTAGAAGGACATGAAACGTATTCTAATAAGTATGACCCTATTTTTGGTGTAACAGCTATGCGACCTGCGTTTCAAGAAGGTATAATTAATTTACCTTATATGGGTTTTGAAGCTCAAGAAAAGGTAAACTTATATACAAGTCAGTTAGTGTATTTTAGTTCTGCTAAAAACAAAAGCAAGACAGTAGGTACAAAGACTGACATTGTTATGGCTAGTTGGTTTCCAATGAGAGCAATTAGACGTATGCAAAAAGAACGATTAGCTGAACTAGACACAGACTATGTGCCTAGCTTTGCTGATTATGAAACAAGTAGTTTTGACGAAGGAATATGGGATACTAACCGATGGTAAAGTCTAAAGACGAACTCTATGACAGAGTAGATTATTTAAGAAAAATAAACCAACAAGGCATGGTGGATAGATCAAGAATACGTGACATTCTTAATGGTGGCGAAGAAGCTGTACGTGCTTTACTTGGAGAACGCTCAAGCATGGACTTTCACGAATTACCTGCACCAAACCTATTCTTATCAGCATTAGAAAGATTTGCACAAAAACTAGGAAGAAGTCCTGATTTAAAAGTAGATGTTATAAATGCTAAAGATTCTGAAAGAGCTAAAAAGAAATCAGAAAAACTAGAACGTATTGTTGGTGCATACGATGACTTACAAAAATTACATTTACAATTACCACAGGTAGGTAGATGGTTGCCAGGTTACGGTTTTGTTGCTTGGACAATAACTACAAAGTTTGATAAAGACAATAATCCATATCCTTGTGCAATGATAAGAGATCCATTCACATGTTATCCTGGTCCGTTTGGTAACGACCAACAACCAAAAGATATGGCAATAATTAGCAGAGTTCCTATATCTACATTGCTAGAACAATATCCTAATCAAAAGGCAGCAATTATAGGCGAACAAGCAGAATCACAAAACGATTTTACTATGTTGTATTACAATGATGGTTCAGCATCTTGGTCTAATCAAAATGGAGATGGCAAGGTAGTTGTAGAATATATAGACGTAGAAGGTACGTATATATTTTTACCTGAAAACAGAAAGATTATAGACTTTATTCCTAATCCATTATCTAGTGGACCAATGTTTGTTATAGCTAAAAGATTTGCTTTTGATCAAATGCAAAGTCAGTTTCAACACGTTATTGGTCTAATGGCTAACATGGCAAAAATAAATATTCTTGGAACTATTGCTATGGAAGATGCAGTGTTTACAGAAACAAATATAGTTGGCGAAATAGAATCAGGAAAATATCGTAAAGGTAGATTTGCTGTAAACTATTTAGCTCCAGGTTCTTCTGTTTCTAAACCAGTAAACAATCTCCCATATCAATTATTTCAACAAGTCGATAGATTAGAAAGACACTTACGTCTTGGATCAGCATATCCTGTTTCTGATGATGGACAATCACCTAACAGTTTTGTCACTGGTAGAGGATTAGAAGAACTAGGACAATCAGCTTCTATGCACGTTAGAGAGTATCAAGTAATACTTAGAGACGCTTTGCAAGAAATAGATGCTAAAAGATTAGAGTTTGATGAAACAATGTATCCTAACAAAAGAAAACCTATTGCAGGAATGCACAAAGGTACTGCATATAAAGAAACCTATACTCCAAGTACAGATATTTCAGAAATGTATAAGACACGAAGAGTTTATGGTGTAATGGCAGGATTTGATGAACCACAAAAAGTTATTACAGGGTTGCAGTTAAAACAACAAGGTATTATAGATACTCAAACATTGCAAGAGAATTTAGATGGTTTAGATAATATTACAAACATACAAAACAGAATAAACTCTGAGAAAGCAGAAACTGTATTGTTTGAATCTTTAATGGCTCAAGCAGCTCAAGGTAATCCAAAAGCTACTATGGCAGCAGCAGAGATAAGAAAAAATCCTGCTCAAATGACAAAGATACTAGATAAATTTTATACAGCAGAAGAAGAAACAAGTCCTGAAGAGGAAGCAGTTATTGCAGGACAAAATCAATTACCTCCTCAAGGACCACAAGATATAGCTTCTGTTTTGGCAGGATTAGCAGGAGGACCACCAGGTGGATAACAAACAAGAACTTAAGAAAAAATTTTACGATATTATAAATGCAGAAGATTGGAATGATACAGGTTTTCCAGAACGTCCACAAAGAGAAGAGGGAGACGTGCCTTTAGGCAATATATTAATACCAACTCCTATTCCTGGCGTTTGGCTTAATGTTAATTTAGGTTTTGAGATAGAGGACGATACATGGTAAGACAAAAAAAAATAAAAGTTCCAACAAGAGCAGAAGGTGACTCAACAGGACAAACTCAGATGTTACAAGAACAAATTGATGCAGTCCAAACACCACAAGCTCCTGGAGTACAGATTGCACCTAGAGCACAAAGACCAGTTCCAGATGTGAATGTATTTGGACAAACACAAAATCCTAATGAACCAGTAACTTCTGGTTTACCTTTTGGAGCAGGTCCATCTCCAACAGCACCTATTGCAGATGATCCAGACATGTTGTTAAGAGCAATTTATAATGTTTATCCAGACCCATCACTTCTTAGATTTTTAAGAGGTCAGGGTGCATGATTTATCCAGAAAATCCAAATTTTGAAGATGAATACGATGCCGAGATTAAAACAAAAGAACAAAGGTTTTCAGAACTAAATAAACTTTTATCACAAAACAGTGCATTAAGTGCAAGACTTGCAGTAAATAATATTAACTCAGCTCCTTACTTGCCAACAGAAATAACTGCAGGTGCTGCTTTAGTAGGGCAAAATATATCAGAACTTAGTCCTGAAACTATACAAGCAATTACAGATCAAATACAACGTGATGATAAAACAACTTGGGATGGTATAGTTGACAAATTAAAAGGTGGTGTCAGAGGAACATTTGCTGCTTTTGATGCAGGTTTAGATTTTGTTAAAGGTCAGTTGCTTGGAAGATTTCCTGTCGAAATAGGACAAAGATATGCAGATAAAATTGCAGAAGGACTATCTGCACCTCAAGCTATTAATGAAGTGTTTGATGAGTTTGATGAAATAAGACAAAAGGTTGGAGATACGGCTTTTACTTTAGCTATAAGAGAAGGACTTAGTGGTAGAGAAGTAAACTTAGGTGAAGGTCTTTTACCAAACTCTACACCAATAGTTGATACAGATGAATATAAAGAACTAATAGCAAGAAACATAGCACCAGATTTAGCTTTACAAATAGCAGAAGATATTGTTGGTAAACCTCTTACACAAATTGCAAGACAACAAGCAGTAGAAGGAGTTCAGTTTAGAGGAGAAACTGCTGCAGGTTTAGAAGCAAGAGGAGAAGAAAAGTTTGTTACGTTAGGACGAATAATTGCAGAACCATTTGTAGCAATGGATGTAATAGAACCTGGATCAAGAGCATATAGAAACTTATCAGGTTCTGTTGACCTTGTTGGTGCTGTTGTTGCAGACCCTGCTAACTGGTTATTGGCAGGAGCAGGTGTACTTAATAAAACTGCAAAATCTATTAAGTATGTAGATGAAGCACAAAAAGCAAAACAAATAGCAGAACTTGGTGGTATTACAGGTGGTATAAGAAAGTCAGTAATAAAACGTATGCCTAAGTTAGGAGGATATTCTGTAGAAGGATTTATGGATTCTCAAAAAGGACAAAGTCTTGTTAAGTTTTTAAGTAGAAAAGTAGATGATGCAGGAGAGGCTTTGCCTGGTTCTAATGTAGATTATTTAGCAACTCTTATGGGTGGCAAAAAACCAGACTATAGAGCACTAGATGAAATAGCAAAAATTTCAGATGAAGGAGAAATGTATACTGCATTGACAGATTATTTTACAGGAAACCTTATAAACCAAAAACTTCCTTTTTCTACAAAAATGTTTAATAGTTACACTAAGAACGCTGCAACTGCAAGAAGAAAAAATGTATTTTCTAAATTAACAGGTTTAGGTCCAGAAGCACAGTTTGGTATTGGTCCTGCTATAAAATATAACGGTAAATGGAGTGCAGTAACAAGATTAATGGGCAAACTATATGAACCTGGTCTAGATCCAACTGATGTAGATGGTTCATTACTTACAATACAAAAACAAATGGCACAAATGGATTTGCCAACAGAAGTACGTGGAAAAATATTATCTGAAACAATAGAAGAATTAAAAGATATAGATGTAGAAGATGCTGAAATATTAAAACAAATAACATTAGGTTCAGAAGGAACTGCTTTTGAAGCATTAGTAGATCCTTTAACAGCATTACCTGTACAACAAGCAGCTAATACATTTAAACCTGCAGATGTTTTATTTAACGCATCTGTAAAAACTGCTAAAGCATTTAAAGATACTTTGCAAAAACAAGTTGATGATGACTTGCTTTCAGAAACTATAGTAAATCAAATAGTAAGCATTTATGACAAACCTTTAAGAGAAGCAGGATTAAATTTTGTAGATGAAGCAGGAGAAGCATTTAACTTTGGTTCTCAATTAAAAGCATATTTAAATGGAAGTCCTATAGACATTCCAACATTTAGATTAAGCACAGAGTTAGCACAAAATTACATACCAATATTACCTGCTAGTAAAGTTGTAAAAGCTACAAATATTTTAAAAAAAGAGATTTTAGCTAATACACCACTAAAAAGATTTGCTAAGACAACAAAACTAGATGATGGTGCAGTTACTTTATTAGCAGATAAATATATATCACAAGCATGGAAACCTGCTGTATTACTTCGTGGTGCATGGACAACAAGAGTTATAGCAGAAGAACAAATAAGAATGTGGGCTAGAGGATATACACCAGGTCTTAGTCCAAGAAGATTAATTGCTTTAGTTACAGGTAGAGAGTTTGACCCAACAGGCACATTAGGGATAGTTAAAAAAATAGAAAAAGGAATGCCAGATAATGAATTAGATAGTTTTATATTTCAAGAGTTTCCTGATTTACCAAAACGTTTTAAATATAAAGGTGAAGAAATAGGAATGGCACAAGCTATTAGAAGATATGTAAATGGAGAAAAAGACTTAGTAGATATTGTTGAGTTAACATCTAAAGAAACAGAAGTTATGGCAGAGTTTTTTGATGCTATATCTGGTACACATAAAGGTTATCAAGGATTAAGAACAACTAATCCAAACATTGGTAGAAAATCTTTTGGAAATGCAGATAAAAATGAAAACCCTGTTAAATATGTAGATCACATGATGACAGAATTTGCACAACTTGTTGGTGATAAAACAGCTAAAAAAATATTAGAGGTTGGACCAAGAGAAGCAAAAGAATTTATTTGGAATACAAGATATGATGCAGATTCTATAGCAGCTAGTATTGCAAGACAAAATCCATATTTTCAAAGTATTACGACAAATAAAAAATTAGTAGAAGATGTTGTTGATTATATAAATGCAAGAATACATTTAAAAACAGGTGGCATGTTTGATAAAGAAACATTACAAATTACAAGACAAGGTAATGCTGAATTGTTGGAAGTTTTAAGAACTGGTGTTTATAAAGATAAAGATTTAACCAAAATAGGCAGTGTTAAAGCTCTTAGAAAAGAATACAAAAAAATGTTTGATGATAATTTTGATAATTTACCTGCAATAATGAAAGGTCGAGGAAGCGAATCAGCTTATGGTGCTAGATCAGAAATAGGGAAATCTTATGACCAGTTAGTAGAAAATATGTTTTACGCTTTTATGACTATGCCGACAAACAAGTTATCAAGAGCACCTGTATTTAAACAAGCATATTGGAATAAAGTTACTGACCTTATAACTGTAAGTTCCAATGAAATGAAAAAATTAGTTATAGAGCAAGCAAGAAAATCAAACGTTTCTGAAAGTGTAATTAAAAAAATGCAAAAGACAGTTGCTGCATCTGATGATAAAGCAATATTTAAAATTGACGTAAACTTTAAAGATTTAACTCCTAAACAAATGGCACTTAGAGCAAAAGGTGAATTACCAACAGATCCTTATAAATCTTTTGAACAAGCTTTTAATGCAATGGATGATGTTTCAAAAGCTCACGCTTTAAATGAAACAAAAGCATTGCTATATGATTTAAGTGAAAGAACAAGGTTTTGGGAAGCATCAAGATTAATATTCCCATTTGGCGAGGCTTATCAAGAAATTATTACAACATGGGCAAAAATATTACAAGATAATCCTGCTCCACTAAGAAGATTTCAATTAACTGTAGAAAAAGGAAGAGAAACAAATCCATTTGATCAAGAAGATACTGATAGAGGTTTTTTCTATACAGACCCAGTTACACAAGAAGAAATGTTTGCTTTTCCTGGTTGGGGTGGACTTGCAAGTAGATGGATGAAAATACAAGAAGATGACCCAGTACAATTAGAAGCATCAGGTTTTGCACAAAGTGTTAACTTGATTGGTCAATCTTTTCTTCCTGGTTTTGGACCTTTAGTGCAAGTACCTGCTTCATACTTAACAAAAAGTCTTGATCCTGAATCAGATATAGTCAAATTTATATTTGGTGATTTTCCTCCACAACCTACAGAAAGTCCTTTAGGATATTTTAAAACTTTAGTTCCTGTTCCCTCTTGGTTAAAAAAGTTTATACAAGCTTATGAACTAGATCCAGAAGGTTATGAAAGACTGCAGACAAATACAACTATTGATGTGTATAACGCTTTATATTATGCAGGTAGGGTATCAGATGAAAACTATGCTGAATGGAAAGAAGGCATGGACCTTGCTAAAGACTACGCAAAAGTATTAACACAAATTAGAGGAATAGCACAATTTTTAGGACCTACAGGATTTACTCCTAGATGGCAAGTGTTATCAGAAACACCAGAAGGCAGACAGTTTATTTTTGTAGCAGCGTTAGCACAAGACTATAGAGAAAAACTAGAAGAACTTAATGGTGATCAATTTGCAACAGTACAATATTTTCAAGAAACGTATGGTATTGACCCAACTGCATTACTAACTGGTAAAAGCAGTCAGGTATTCAAAAGACCTGTAACAGTAGAAGGTTCTAAATTTTATCAAGACAATATAGAAGTATTCGAAGAGTACACAAGTACAGCATATTTTGCTAAACCAGATGATCCAAACGGTGAATTTAGTTATGACGCATATCTATTATCCTTACAAGATAAAAGCAGAGTGCCTTTGAATGAAGATCAATGGAGATTAGTTAGAAACAATATCTTAGGTTCTTTAGCATGGGAACAATTTATGTTGTCAATAGAACCAGGTTATTCAAAGCCATTCTTTTTAAGAAGTGACGAAGCTGCAAAGCAAACAAAGACACTTAAGAAAATGACTCTTAAACAACAATATTTTGGTTGGGGTGACAGTAGTGTTCCTGGTCTAGCAAGAGGAGCTGATTTAGATAGAATCATAGACGAGTTTTACAGATGGGAAAATAATCAAGTATTGAGTAATTCTGAAGCAGGACAAGGACTAGCTTTATACTTGAATGCAAGAGAGAATGCTAAAGCAGAATCAGTTAGATTAGGGTATAGTGAGAATGGGTTTAAAAATGCTAGAGCATTGACAAATGTCAGAGAGTATTTAACAGATTATGCAGATTATGTCATAAGACAATATCCAGACTTTCAATATATTTGGAACTCATATTTTAAAAGAGAATTGTTAGAAGCACAAAAGGATGAGATGATTGAGGCTACAATAAAGAGGAATTACTAATGACAGTAGAAGAATTTGTAAAATTGCTTGAACAACTGGTTGGTTCAAAAGAACCTGAACCAGGACAATCTGCATTGTTTATTCCTAATGAAGTAAAAGAAAATTTATTATCACAACCAACAGTGGAAGCTGCTGTAAACCAAGCAATACCTTTGTTAACAGGAGCTAATAGTTCTATTACTGCAGGAGATATTACATCTCTTGCACAAATGGGATTAGAGCCACAACTATCTAGTGAAAGATATGCAGCACCTCAAGACGTTTCTACCCCATCTTTTATAGGTGTATCAAGAAATTACAGTGTTGATACAGGAGAAGGACGAGTAAGTATTACAGAAACTGATCCTAATGGAGACTATTTATTTTATACACTTGGTTCAGAAATAAGTTTGTTAATAAATCAACCACCAGAAGTTATAGCTGCAGTACAAGCAGAACTTGTTAATGCAGGAATGCTAAAACTTGGTGAGTTTCTTCCTGGTAAATGGGGTGGCTTTTTAGTTGGTGGAGAATATAAAGATCAAGAAGCATTTAAAAATGTTTTAGCTAGAGCTAATACAACAGGTAATCCTGATTTTACAGTTGCACTTAGATACTTTGTTGATAATCAAGAAGCAATAGAAGATGTTGGCATATTACCACCTTATCTACCACCTGATTATGCAAGTGTTTCAGCAGAAGTTACAAATTTATTTGAACGAAAACTTGGTAGAAAACCTAAGTCTTATGAGTTAGATTTATTAGCTAATCAATTTATGTCTGATAGTAAAACTATTTCAATGGCTAATCAACCAACTACTATTGATACAGGAGATATAACAGGAGAAGAACTTATGACAGGAGATTTAGGTAACCATATAGTTGAACCACCTGTACAATTAGAATCACAAATAGATCCTTCAGCAAGATTATTTAATAAATTTCAAGAGATAACAGCTAAAGAAAAAGAAAGGTTGCAAGCAAATCGTGATATTCAAACAAATAATCGTAACATTATTAATAGCATCACAGGTTTACTCAGGAAATAATATGGTAGAACAATACGATGCAAATACAAATCCAAACTTAATAGATGTATATTTAAAGGCTTTACTCCAAAGAGAAAGCACAGGTAATTATCAAGCTAAACATGCTTCATCTATCATTACAGATTTTGCAACTAAGAAACCTATAAAGGTTCAAGCATTAGGTGGTTATGGTATTTTAGATGTTAACTTTCCTGTATGGGCTAAACAAGCAGGACTACAAGATTTTAGTATGAGTGATGGAGATTGGAAAGATCCTAAAGTACAAGATGCTATAGCTAAATATAAAGTACAAGAATACTTCAACAGGTTTCAATCATGGGATTCAGTATCAATAGCATGGTTTGCAGGAGATAGCAAAGCACAGGAATTTATTGACAACGGTGTTATTGATTTTGAAAAAGAAGATGTTAATGGTGTATCTATTAAAGCCTATGTAGATAGCATGAATAAATTAATTACTGAAGAAATGATGAACATAGAGATAGAGCCTGAAGTTTTTGATACAGCTTATAGAGGAGAACCAACAGGACCTATGCAAAGATTGCCTCAAATAGGTGAATCTCAAAACACATTTTTTCCTATGAATCCAATGCAAGATAGCAACAGTAAATTAGCTGCACAAATACTTGATGCCTTAACAAAAGCAAACTCAGGTGGTGTAAGACCTAATTTATTTTCAGGAGATTTTTCTTCACAAGTACCTCCTACTGCTCAAGGATTTGAAGAAGCAAGATATAATACAAGAATCAGTAGATTAAGAAACAACATAGGTAAGTAATGGCATTTTATAACTTATTAGGACAACCTGGAAACAAAGGAGAAATAAATCCAGACGCACCAGAAGCAGGTCCATTTATATACGAATTTCCACCAGGTCGTGGAGATAACAAAGGTTTACAAACTACAAGTTTTGGTACATTAGGAGCTGCAGATAAAAAAGGTCACGAGAAAAAATTAAAAGAAGAAGGTATAGAACCAGAAACAGATCAAGCACTAGCTAATTTATCTTTTGCTGAAAGAGAACAACCTGATACTTCTAAGGCAATCCCTAATGCAACTAATGCAGAATTTAGAAATATAAATACATTGTCTGACATTTCTGAATTAGTAAAAACTAAAAGATTATCAGACACACAATTAAATATTTTAAGAGGTCAATTTGGTACTGATGCAGTAAATAAT